AAACGATCGCAGACGCAATCGAAAACACGGCTAAAAATCCGGCCAGCGTAACCGTTGGCTCGCAGACGGTCGCCGCGCAGTCGATTAGCGCCCAAATCGAAGCCGATCGCTACCTAGCTGCCAAGGCTGCCGGACAAGCAACCGCCGCCGCCAAGGGTTTCGGGCTGCGATTTGCTCGGCTCAAGCCACCGGGAGGTGGCTAGTGATTGCACTGGGATCGAGCACCGATCGTTACCTAGGCATCGTCCGCGAGCCTGCCAAGCGGCCGCACTCGCCAGACATTCGCGCGAAATACGACGCGGCCAGCGACTCGGTAGAGTACCAAAACTACTGGGCTAACACCGACGCTTACGACGCGGACAGTGCCAATAGCAAGGGTGTTCGCACGCGGCTGGTGAAGCGGTCGCGGTATGAAGCGGCAAACAACGGCTACGCCGACGGCATCGCGCAGACGCACGCCAATTTTCTCGTCGGCATGGGGCCTACGCTCGCCTGTCGCACGGGCAGTCGGTCGCTCGACTTGCGGATCAACGCGGAGTGGCGGAAGTGGTCTAAGGCCGTCCAACTACGTCGCAAACTGTGGACAGCCGCTCATGCCAAACTGGTCGATGGCGAATCGTTCGGCGTGGTCACCGCCAACCCTCGGGTAAGCCATTCGGTCAAGCTGGATGTCGTGCCGATCGAGTGCGATCAGGTGACTACTCCTTACGTTCCATATCGTCGCGAAGGCGTTATTGACGGCGTAACGTTCGATGAGTTTGGCAACCCGTTGACGTACGACATCCTTCCGCAGCATCCGGGCTCGCAATGGGCTGTCTACTATCAAGAGCCAAAGCAAGTGGCCGCCCGCTACGTGCTGCATTGGTTCGCAATGCGGCGACCGCAGCAACATCGCGGTGTTCCCGAGTGCAAGAGCACTATGCAAGTCGGCGCGTCTAGTCGGCGATGGCGAGAGGCGACCGTATCGGCAGCGGAGACGGCGGCAAGCTTTGCGGCGCTGCTCTATACCGAAATGCCACCGGGTGACGCGGAGCCGGTCGCCCCGTTTTCGACGCTCCCCATTGAACGCCGCATGATGGCGGCTTTGCCGATGGGCTATCGCGCCGAACAGATGCAGGCGCAGCATCCGAACACGTCCTACGATAGCTTTAACAGAGCACAAATCAGCGAGCAGGCCCGCCCTAAGAACATGCCCTATAACATGGCAGCGTGCGATAGTTCGCAGTCGAACTACGCCAGCGGCCGGCTTGATTTTCAGCCGTATTTCGCGGGTGTCGATATTGAGCGGGCCGACTGCGAAGACTGTGTTCTCGACAAGCTATTCGTCCAGTGGTGGCGAGAAGCCGCGCTAGTGTTCGGCTTTGGCGATCCGCGTAATCCGCCCGAAAGAAGCTGGGACTGGCCCAACCATCCGGTGGCGGACATCACCAGTGAAGCCAGCGCCGTCAATATGCGGTTGCGGAATGGCACGACGACGCTGCGACAAGTCTACGCGGAAGCCGGCGACGACTACGATTCAGCAGTCGAGGCCATGGCGAGCGATTACGGCGTTGACGTCGGCAAGATGAAGGAACTGCTGCGGCTGGCGATTTTCAACGCCACGAACCAACTGGGCAGCATCGAGCAGGCCCAAGTGCAGCGGGAGACGGCTGTCATGCAAACCGCCGGAAAGCAGCAACCGGCACAACAGCCCCAGCAGTTGCCATCAGTCGAGGCGTGTGATTGCGACTCTCCGCCAATCAACGCGGCTGAATGCGTTAAGTGGATTACCTACGGGCGCGGAACTGACGAGAATGGCGAGAAGGTTGGCGGCCGAAAGATGTGCCTGGACGGCGACGGCAATATATCAAAGGGCGGGCCAAAAAGCCTGGCCGGCAAGCCGTTTGCCAAGCTAGTGCAGCATTTCACCAAGATTCGCAACAATCCGGCTGCCCATAAAGCCCGGTTTGAAAAGCAGATTGAAAAACAGGCAAAGGCGTGGAATATGCTGCCGGAACAATATCGGCAGCTAGGAGATGAACTGTGGCAAGAGCGGCTAAGTCAGCATCGCGACCGGGAAAGCGCCAAAAAATATGCTCGCCAGCTTACCGGGATGACGCAATCCGACGTTGATCGAATGGAAAACGCCGGGCAGGACTACGCGTCACGAAATGATAAATTGCGGCGATTCGACGAAATGGCGAGCATGGTTGCGAGGCAGTTTCCCGCGCTCGGCATTGATCCAGACAATGCAGAGTCTGATGTCTGGGATTTGGTCAAAGAGGGTGCAAAGGCTGAGCCGTCGAAGACCGGCGACGAATACCACCAGCTAATTGACGAGTTTTTGCAATCGCAGACACGCGGTTCGCGTTCTAGCGGGTCGTCTCGCGGCGATGCGTTCGATGAGCTTGAGCACGATTTTAGTGACCCGGATTCATTCGGGTTTGGTAATAACGTCAGTGATACGCCGTTTTAAGGCGACCGGTTATTATGGCTATTTTGACAATTCGATCTCGCGCAACGATTCACGCCGCAGCAGCCGGAGCCAAAACGGCTACGTTTGACTTAGTTGCATACAACGGCGGGCCGCTTGAACTTGAGAACTATGAAGAGCCGGTGATTGTTGACCTAGCTGGACTAAGCAACGCGCCGAGTGTTGTCGCCAATTACAACCACGATAATGACAAGGTTATCGGGCACGTTACGGCAATTAATAACGACGGCAGGCAGTTGACAATGCGGGGGTCGCTAAGCCATGCAGGGGAGGCCCGCGATACCGTGGTTGCCAGCGCCGCATCCGGCTTTCCATATCAGGCAAGCGTTGAGGTGCGGCCTGGGCAAATGCAAAGAGTGGCAGCCGGTCAGTCTGTCGAAGTGAACGGGCAGCGGTTCGATGGCCCCTTGCTGGTCGCGAAAACGGGGTATTTGTACGGGATCGCATTCGTGCCGCGCGGTGCGGATGAAACTACGAGCGTCAGGATAGCGGCACGAGCCGCGCGGATTAGAGGAGTAGCAGTTATGAGTTTTGAAGAATGGGTTGCGTCGATGGGCGTCACGCTTGAAGGACTTAGCGCCGAGCAAGTAGACAAGCTGAAGGCCGCATATTCGGCAGTGCAGGGGCAGGCCCCGCCGCCGCCCAATGCCAAGCCGGAAGACACCATGCAGGCCGGAATGCAACAGGACACCATGCAGGCCGAGTACAAGTCCGACACCATGCAGGCCGGCGCCGCATGGGATGCCGTCGATATTCGGGCCGCGCACTCGGACGCTCTCGACTCGCTCGACAACGATCTTTTGTCGATCGAAGACGACGCGCCGGCGGCGATCTTGGCGGAAGCCAAAAAGACGGCTCGCAAGGCCCTCGGCGATCTCAAGGCAAAGGCCGCTCGCAATCGCTTGTCGGCTGACACCTACCGAGCGAAGGCAGGCGAAATCATCGCGAAGGCGCAGCTCGCCATCGTGCGCGGATCGCGGCCGTCGGCTCCGGCCATTCACGCCAGCCAGCGGGATGTCAATGGCGATGTCATCGCGGCGGCGGTTTGCCAGCGGCTGCGATTGCAAAACATCGACAAGGCGTTCGATGAAAAAACCTTGGACGCGGCCCATCGCGAATTCGGCGGCCGGCTTGGCATTCAGCAACTGCTGATTCGTGCGGCGGCTGCCAATGGCATGACGCTCCGCGCTGGCGACCGCATCCACACGGGCAACGTCCGCGAGGTGCTGGAGTACGCTTTGCCGCGACGTGATATTCGCGCGTCTAGCGGCTTTTCGACGCTTTCCCTTCCGGGCATCCTTTCCAACATCGCCAACAAGGAGTTGTTGGAAGGCTACATGCAGGAGGACAACGCTTGGACTGAAATTGCGGCCATCAAATCGGTGCCCGACTTTAAGCAGGTGACGAGCTATCGAATGCTCGACGACATGGCCTATGAAGAGCTGCCGAAGGGCGGACGGATCAAGCACGCGACCACGGGCGAGCAAAGCTTTACCCGGCAGGTGCGCACCTACGCCAAGATGTATTCGATCACCCGCGAGGACATCATCAACGATGATCTTGGGGCGTTCGACGCTTTGCGCGATGTCATCGGTCGCGGCGCTGCGATGAAAATGAACGACGTCTTTTGGACCAAGTTTTTGGACAACGCGACGTTCTTCACTTCGGGCAACTCGAACTATATCGAGGGCGCCACGACAAACCTCGGGACGGATGGCGTGGGGCTGTCGCTCGGCGTGAAGAAATTCCGCGAAATGCGGTCGCCGTCTGCCGACGGACAGAAGCGGATCGGCGGACCGCCGCCGACGATTCTGCTCGTGCCGCCCGAACTGGAAGCGGTCGCGGAGGCCCTTTACACGGCACGCAATTCGGCGGCTGTGAAGGTCAGCGAGACCAACATCCATGCGGGCAAGTATCGGCCCGTCGTGGTGCCGTGGCTCTCGGATTCTGCTTATTCGGGCTACTCTTCGACGGCGTGGTATTTGTTCCGGGCGCCCAATTCGGCCATGGCCCCAATTGTGGTGTCGTTCTTGGATGGCGTGCAAACGCCGACCGTGGAAACGGCTGACGCTGACTTTGACCAACTCGGAATCCAATTCCGGGGCTACCACGATTTCGGCGTGGACAAGTTCGAGACGCTCGCCGGCATCAAGTCGAAGGGTGCGGCGTAGTTCGCAGGCAAACCATTTACGCGGTCTAGCGATGGCTAGACCGCTTTATTCGCAAGCATAAATCAGGAGCATGAATCATGGCAGAAGCGGAACTATACCAGGGCGATGAATGCCCGCGTGACTACACGGCCGACGCGGCTATCACTGGCGGTGAAGTCGTCCAATTGCGGGACGGCTTGGCGGCGGTGATTCCCGTCGATGTGGCCAATGGCGAAAAGGGCGGCGCGCAGTGCGAGGGCATTTACCGCGTGGAGAAAACCGCGGGGCAAGTTTGGCTCGATGGCGGTGAAATCTGGTGGGATCACAGCGCCAATAAGGCGACATGCATTCCGCCGCTGGTCGGCGACCGGGACTTCTTCCTAGGATCGGCGGTCGGTGACGCGACGTCGGCAGCCACCGAGGGTTATGTCAATTTGAACGTCAGGCCGGCCTACGAAATCGAATTGCAACGCTCTGGCGGTGATACGGCGGTCGTTTTGACTGCTGGCACGCCATACATTTACTCCCGTGGCGGATCGCTCGACGCGGCGTTCAGTGCGACGGCGGAAGCGCAAAAATTGGATTGGTTGTCGAAGCGGTCTTTCGCTCTCGGATCCAACTGGATCCTGGATGCGGTGGTCGAAGTCGTTGCCAACGCCGACGCCGACGTTGCCGACTTGTCG